TCCGAGTCAAGACAAAGGCAGACGGTAGTATTCCACTCAGTAAGTTGTTTGAGGTAAGTCGGGGCAAAGATTGGGGCCTTGCCGAAGGTGCAAGTAGTGACGCTGTGGTAAGTAGTCACCATACGGGTGGTTTGTCTAATGCCGAGCGAGATGCCGGTACCCGATTGGATGTCGGTTACATTCCTGAGACAGTTCTGCATATCAAAACCAAATATCGCGGCTCTAATGCCAACACAGCCACACCTGTATTGGTTGATAACCAGAACAATGCTATAGATACAGGATTATGGCAGCGTAACTTACGCGGTGATAATTACACTGATGTTGCAGGGGACCATATCATTCCACGCGTTGATAGCCCAACACTCAAGATTGATTCAGATACATCAACTACGCTAGTGGTGGCAAGTAACGACTACGTATTCTTAGCAGGTGCACCAACGACAACTGCTGGTACTGGTCGGTGGGGAGAACGCTACACACTCTGGTTCGGCTCTGAGGAATATGGCTCAGTTGCTGGAACAGATGAGGATACCTTGACCTTTGCAGCCAATGATGGTACATCTTCTGGCTTTACCAACAGTACAATTGACCAACATGACATTCTAATCAAGAATGGCGGCCCTGTTCACAAAGCCAAGCAAATAGATGGTATTCGTAGAGCCGGTAGTAAGAAATCTAGTCCATTCCTCTACTTCCGAGGTGGAAGAGATAGCGCTGACCACTGGGTTCCATTGTACTTTGGTGGTGGGTTCTCTGGTGTTGTTATGGACATTAATGATGGGACTGAGAATGACTATTCTGATTTCTATACTCATCCATATTCAGCCGGTCCTACAGGTGCCGCTGGGTTGCAGAATGCAGGTGAACTGGGGGGCTCATTTGCTCTCCTTGATACCAATGCTATGCTTGCTATGTTCCCCGGAACGCCATACCTTGACCAGCACAAAGGGATGAATAATCCTCCATTTTTCAACCAAGATGCCATCTTACCCTTCGATATGGCTAAGGGAGGAAGTTCCAAATATACGGGCGTTGATTATACAGATGGTACCAATACTGTACATGCAAATATACCTAGTCCAATTGTAATTCGGTTCGCACATCCTCACCAAAGATATACTTCTAATAGCGCAGAGGTAGGTCAGACCACATACATGATTTTTGGCCCCGGTCAAGCATTCCCTCACAATTACATGGCACAAGAGCCACAGGGCTCTGCTATGATTACGGCTGGAAATGGATACAGTTCTGTCCCTATTCACAAGGCTGGTGGAGATGTAACTAAAGATACCTTCCTTCCTAATCAGTTAGCAAATGGTCAAGCGCATCATTCTGGATTTAACGCCGGTACTAGCGGAACCGAAGCAGAAGAACATTTACCCATGAGTACATTTTATCAGAAAAACAATGTCAGTGGATTCAATTATGTCATGAATTGGGAACCAACAAAAGGCTTCCCGAACTACCGTTCTTCGTCTACATTGGTGAATTCAGGTGTACAGATATTCAATGGTGGGGGCTATACCAAGGGCCATTTTGGAATAATGGATACTGATACTGCTAACCCTAATGTTTTCAGGGTTGGGCAAAGTGTCTATGATGCTAGTGGTAATGATTATGGTACCATTACTGCAATAGGTGCGGGTGTACCCGGTACGATTACAATACAGGGTACTGGTCCTACTAATCCGGGGATACTAAGAGATATTGCTGATAATACAGTATTGCATTACAGTATAGGATATGTTGAAACGTATAAGAATGCACATTACTTTGATGGAGCCAGCATTCTGCCGGGGGTTAAACATTTACCTTTACAGACTCATTCGTTCAACGAGGGGATGACCAAATATATCAACGGTAGTACAACATATATGGCAGGTCACGCTAGTTGGTCCACAACACGTTTACCTTCAGTTCTCTGGCACATGGATGGTGGATACCATCCGGGCGGTCATTTCTTAGATAACTGTGTAAGAAAGAATCCACTGAATGCTATTGCCAGTGGAGTGATATCTGGAAATACTACCAATCAGCATAACCCTACTTCATTTAGGCCAGCCGGTGTTTTAGCAAGTGCATTCAACGCAGCATTTGGCTCACCACACGAAGAACAAATAAGTGATATGGATATGGTCATAGTTGATGCTACGCGAGTTCAGAACGCAGAGGAACTCGGAACAGTCTTGTCTGCTGCCATTAATACATTCCCCGGAACTTCAGGTACTCTGAAGGCGATTGGTGGTACATTTATGCCATCAATGCAGAATGCACATAGTCAAGACCGATATGGTTGGCATAAACTAATCATTAACGACTCTAGTGGTTATACGGCACATTCTGGAACTACAGCCGCAACCCTTGTCGCTAATACAACTATTCCGACAACTATCCCCCAGTATGGTTGGATAAGAATGTCCACTGGGGTAAAATCTGCCGTTGCATCTTATTCTTCGTATACTGGTAGTACTTTCACATTAGGGACCAATAATGTATTGGGTACTAGTACCACAAATGCTTACGAACCAAATACGGGTGCTGCAATTACGGCTGGTGACTTCAATGTAGCAAATGTCGAAATCTATGTTTGGACAAAGGCTGGTGTACGTCGTCACAATAACGTAGCCGCTACAACTGCTCGTGACCATCTATGCCATACGCACTTTAGTGGCCTACATGACGCTGTAGATAGAACGAAACCAATTGGTGCGGTCGGCTGGCATGGTGAAGCCTATTCATATCTTAATTCGTACAATACGGGTTCAGGATATCCTGCTGGATTAGGTGCTTGGCATCCTTTCCTTGGCTTTACACCATACGGAGCAGCAGAAACTTGCCTAAGTGCAAGTAGTCCTATGGTCTCAGGTGATGTTCCTGCTACTAATGCACAAGACTACTGTGTCGCAGGATTATCTACAAGGCATCTTGTCGCAGTTAGTCACGAAGGCGATTTACCTATACTAGCCTTTGCAGATAGAGAAGAGATTGTTATGGCGGGAGACAGAATAGCAGCGTATTCAGGTGCCAATTGGACACATTCTGGTACAACACTAATAGCAACTGGCGGATTTAACAAGTCAAGATACGTTGGGCCAGCAACTGGGGGGCCACATGTAGAGGCCCATGTCCATACTGGATTTACTCGACCTACGAAGCGGGAAGATTATCCCGCTACAGGTGCTGTACCTTCAGACGCCCAACTTCATCGAACATTTCAATCTGGAGATATGGTTCAGGCAACAACTTGTTTGTATCCTACCGGAGATTTGTTTTGGGATGAAAGTGTCGTTAAATCAAGTAACTTCCACGAAAATTTCCATAACTATGGTGTAGAATGTATGGGATTAACAAGTCGTTACGATTACCTAGATATTGCTCGTGAAAATAATCCCAGTGCTCAACCTCTAGCGTCACAGCCGCATCCCGGCATTTACGGATATTATGCTAAGCGCTCCGCTGCTCGTAATTTCTTACCAGAACATATTATTTGGAAGCGAATGGATGGTGGAAATCTTACGATGCCTGCGTTAAATGCTCGTGGTTTAGGACAGACACCTTGGGTTACGATGCAAGATAGCGGTAATTGGAAACAAGATGGAGAAAAGATACTAGGTAATGTAAGATTTTCGTTTGAAACTACAAATGCATCTATGTTCCCAATTATACAGGCTCAAGAATTATCTCATCCCCAGTTGGCCGAGCAATATCCTTATGAAATACAACATGCACTATTGATTCCAAATGAAGAAGAACAATTCAGGAGTCTACAAGTAATAGACGATACCGGACAAGAGCATAGGATAGAAGGTGGCTCTCCTCTCGGTACTGTAATCATGGACTTCCGGCATGTAAATGATAGAGAGATACAGGGCTTGGCACCTGCTTTGACAGGAAGTGGAGTTTCGCCCAATATGAAGATTCGGTTACCAAATCCTGACGAAATACCGGGTAATATCATCGTTAGGTCTGGCTTTGACCGAATTCAAGGTTATCAAAACGAAACGATGGGGTCTGGTGGATTACAACACCCTTCCCAACCGAATCAGCAGATTATTGATTTGTTTAATAACACAAATGCAGGGCCTCGACTATGGCCGTTTTGGGAAAATAATGGTTGGGAGCATATTAGTCAAGATGGTATAGATATCTCTACAGTGAAAAATATACATCGTTTAAGTTCTCCTGCGTCTACCAGTAATGGTTGGGAAGATTCCACTGGAAATGCACCTTTACAAACCGCTTATGAGCCACATGACCGCAGTTTGTATTTCCATGTTACTAGAATGGGTATTTCTTCTACCCACCGTTATTCTCCAGATGAACTGAATTACACTAGTTATAGTGGTTCTGTTATCACCGTAGGTTCCGCTCCAGAGACAGCAACATGGAAAGATACTACAGAAAAAAGTGGTGGTCGTTGGTTCTTGCGAGTATATGACCCAACCACAAATAAGGGTGTCATTGCCAGTTATACCAATACATCAGGTAGTACATTCACAGGTGTGATTTATTCTCCCGACTTTGCTACCTTTGTTGAAGGAAAGAGTGGATTAAAGGTGGTACCTTCCTACTATGTACCTGCTGGAACTACTCGTTTCTTTGCATCGCGTAGATTACGTGACCATTCAGAAGTCAGCGGAGCCAGCCCAGATATGAAGCAAATAGATTGGTTTTCAGTTTACGGAGATTTACCTGACGATACTCCTGAATTGGAGCAAAACCCCGCCCCCTTTACTACCAAATTAGGTACTTACAAAATGACACCAATGCCAATTCCTCGTATGGGTCATCATTACGTTACGCCTACAATGGCTCTTTTACCCGGCCATTATGCCCACCCTGCCTATCAGCGACTCTATGATTTACATTACGCTTGTCGAAGTTCTAACCATACTCCGATGATAGACGCATTAACTGGAACAAAGGCTGCTTCAAGGGCTGGTAATGAAGCAAGCGGTGTGTTAATCCATAATGGTTCAGGATACGTTGCCGGTACTACTGGTGCAATGGTCGTGGATACTGCTGACCCAACGGCACACTTTGCAATAGGTGATGGAGTTTACACGGCTGCCGGTGACTTGCTTGGATACGCAACTGCTGTCGATGGTTCAGCACCATACGGAATTACGATTGGGGGAGGTATTTCCGAAGCCGTTATTGATAACCAACCTTTATACAAGAGCACAGCCACTACACTAACACAAGGTATAGGAAGAGACCCAAATGTTTGGTTTTCGACTCCTACGGCCACTTATGGGCCATCAGACATTCATGGGGGAGCATTCACTCTATTGACTGAAACTAAACTCAAGTATGAAGGATATGGCATTGCGGCATCTGTCGGTACTCCGGGTAATACCAATGCAGCAGGTGGACACAGCCTTGTTTTAGAGGCTGGTTCAACATATACTCTGAATCATCACTTCCCTGACCCACTAGAAGTAGGCGCCTATCAGATTATCATTCAGCCCAACGTGTTTGCGCAGCAGTTCACAGGATTCCATGTAAACCATGCAACCGAGAATAAGGCCCCGTCAGAAAGTGGTACAAAGATTACCGAATTAACAGGGCAGCAAGTAAACACGGTCATTGCAATCGAACAAGATACTGCCACAAATGGCTCTTACACGCTAATTTTAGCAGAAGCCATGATGGCTGATGTTAGAGGTTGCGAAGTCATCGTCAATGAGGTGATGCTTGATATTAACCCTGATGTCGGTAGTCAGTTTACGTGTTTACCACCATTAGCCCTGTATAACCCATTAGGGGTACAGGAGACAGCATCTGCGCCATTTACACGCCGAAGTTTACCTTACAGGCCGGGTATGTTCGTCAGTTCTACTCCGGGTAGAACTTTGACTATTCCTTGGTGGGGCCTACTGCATAAATCGGGGTTAGTGAGCGGTCCAGTAATGGGAGATGGCCTGAGCATTACTACTGGCGGTAGTGGGTATACTGCTGCTTCTGGAGTAGCGACGACTGGAGGGAGTGGCGCTGGCTTGACAGTCAATACTACCGTAAGTACAGGTGCAGTCAGTGCAGTTGCCATTGCCAATGCGGGTACTGGATATAGATTGGGAGATGTTTTGACGATTGAGGGAGGTAGTGGTGGTACAGTAACAGTTACAAGAATTGCTTCAACAGGTTGGCGACATCTTGAATGGCATAAGCCTGATAATTATTACGAATTCTGCCGAGCATCCCATGGTTGCATTGGTGCGCAATTAACTCTGGCTGGCTATCCAACATCTTACATGGATATCTATGCGTCATATATGAATAATCGTTCTACGAATCCAACTTGTTTTGCACTATCATTTAGTTCTAGTAGTAAGGCAATTACAGTAGATAACAATGATTTATTCCCTCTTAAGCCACACTATGGTGAAAAGTTAGAGTACACAAAGAATGGTGTACGACATACGGCTACATATAATAATCGTACTGGTACCCTTGATTATGCTACATTGGGTACATCAACTATTTTCCAAGGTGTAGAAGGAAATGCTGATTTCTGGGCAAATTTAGGAATTTCATTGACTGGTTGTTCATACAACAATGACCCAACAATTACGCATTCGTCTTCTACTGAGGTTGTAGTAGGTATGCACGTTAGTGGTGACGGTATACCTGCCGGAGCATACGTTGCATCTGTGACAGACAGTACTCATTTTGAATTATCAGCATCTACTACTGGTGGTTCTTTGAGTAGTAAAACTTTGGTTTTAGTACCTAAAGACCAAGTATTGAAATTAACAGGGCCTTACGATACCTATCCGTCAGATAGCATATATTTGAATTCAGAATCGAGCATTATGGTAACGACCATGGGTCCGAATCTAAATTTGGCTAGTGGAAGTCGAGATACCAATAGCCTACACTTACCTGATGCATATCTCTGTATGTGGCATCCGAATCTAGGTAGACCATTTACTTGGTATAGTGACGATGCTAGTCGAGGCTTTTATTCGGCTTCAGGAGGAGCCGATACACCCATTGACCAAAAAGCATACAACCATGTGGCTGAACACTTTGAAACAATTCATTATCATGATTTCTCGTATGTGGCATCTAAGGGTCCATTTGCCTTAGCAATGCGCTGGGTTGTACCTCCGGGTGGAGGCACAGCCCCTACTAATTCACCAGATGGTATGGTATATACTGGTAATCTCATAGAAGCAGATGCTAACTTTATGGCCCAAGGTGCCGACGTAGATGGTGGTACTACCATGTATAATTTTAATGGCTATTGGCCAAGTGGTAGTCGTGGAGGACCCGGCGTAAGTCGATTAGAAGTATATAATGAGGCTGCTTCGGCATGGGGCGAGCCATACGGTATGTCCTCTAATACTTTTACTGATAGTACGGGTGTCGCTGCTGCATCATTGCCCAGTACACTAAACGCTGGATTTGGCTATAGATTCGGCCTTAGACAGGCTACTAATCGACCACGTTGGGCACCTTACATTCGCGGTTGGCTAGAAGTTGCAGAACCTCAAGCCCTACTTGGTTACTACCATGGCCCTCTGATTCAGCAAGATAACAAGACAAACGGGTGGACTTATGTTGGTGCGGACGGATTGGCAGATGTTAGTCTAACTGCACTGTATACTGGCGTACTAGAGCGAATAACACAAGTAAGTTCATTGATGAATCAAGACCAGTATGGTCGTAAGGTCCGTTATAGTGATGGAAGAAGGCATACTGCTCCATTTGGATGCCCTGTACGAACTCTACGTAATGCATCTACAATACGTCGATTATATCCGGGCGATAACGCTGGTCAAGGCATCAAGGAATTGGCTAATGCTCACCGCTATTACATGGTCGATTGGTGGGGTAACAATCGTGGTGAGGATGTCAGGCGATTTCCTGTAAGAGGGTTTGGTATTCGCCCTTCGTGGGACCCAGAAGATGCTTACCTTGATACAAATATTACGCATCGACCAAAAGATGGTTCCGAAGGTGGAGCAGGTAATATGTTCCATGGTGATTATACAGACAAGTATAGCGGGAATAATAACTATGTTAGCAGCACTGCTTCTGGAAATATTGGTGGTGGCGTTGATTGGTTTAACCCAGCCAGTGCACTTCGTGTAGGTGATAGAGGTGATGGAAGAGGATGCCGATGGCCAACTGTATTCAATGAAAGTCTCCTTATGGCTGTGAGCGAAACACATGATGCTACCGGCCTTGTATTATCGCACAGTACAGCAGAGCCAGCCTTTGGACAGGGCTTGATACGACCCAGTAACTTGGTATTGCAGGATGGAGAAATAGAGCGAGGTATCAGTGATAGAGTAGACCTCAACGCAGATGATGGATTACTCCGTTCTAGTGCATCCGTCGGTGAAGGCTTTGAAACAGTAACCGCTGATAGTCGGGGTGCCGAACCTGTATCTAGAGATGACTTCAGATTGGGATTAGATGTAGATACCTTGGCCGAATTGAATGATGGTGTTTCGCGTGAATATGTAGTTATGTCCACAGAGGCTGCGAGTTTACACACAGACCGAGAAGTCGGTCAGAGAACCAATATCAGAGGGGCGTATAACGTCGCATCTCGTACTCTCAAAGACTTAGATATGACAGCCCTATCTTGGGCTGCTCAACCAGTTACTGGTATTGTAAAGCACTCTAATGCACACGCTATGTGGCCTCTTGGTGGTACCTATGTCATTGAATGGAGTGCTTATGCAGGAATCTTAGATGACAAAGGTTGGGGCAAGGCCAGTGCTTCTTCTTCATCAAATCCATATCAGGATTCTAACCATGACCCAACTATTCAAACTACCAATGTTGCTGATTCGACCATCCAATTCCTGTATCGCCCGCAGCAAATCTTAGACTACAAGCATTCACAGATGTTCCGACCATATATCACTCTCAACGGACCACAGGCGGGTACTAATTTCTACAGAGCCACTGCTGGTGGTAAATATGGACTATTTACCAGCGATGTACCCAGTGCACGTACAGGGACACCAAGTTCACCTCCTTATGCGCCTGTATACAGCCTAACACCCGGCTCTAGTGTCACTGTACCAGACAGTATGGGTCCGAAGATTCTGGGCGTTGATGTCACCGGATACACCAAAGCGGATATTCGTAATCCTGTAGCACGTATGGTCATGAGTGAAAACACATTAGAGCATTTCAGGTCTGATGCGAATCGAACTGATGGGGATGGGGATGGGGATTATACTGTTGAGCCAAGATTTAGCCAGACGTTGCATCCAAAGGGTAGTGACGGTGATGCATCTTATAACACAGGGGACCATAGTGGGGAGTGAGTATGGCACTAGGTAAGAATCTCATAACTGGTCGCTTCAATGCGGCTCAGACACCTATCATGAAGCGTGTGCGCAAGCCTCGTTTCGTAGACAACGCAGTACGTCACGGTGAGTATAGTAAGGTTCAGGCTGGGTTCAAAGTAGCCGCACCTACTCAGAGCGATTTCCTTCCTACTCATGACCGTAAGTATCTATTGGCAGAAGAGGGCGATACTATCCGTATCCTTCACAATCCTTCTGATGGTCACCGATATACAGGTGCAGTTTACACGGATTCTGACAAAGTGACAACATCTAGTACGTTGCCACCTTTATTCGTTGGGAGCGATAATTCTGACCAAGCGTTAGTCCCTTCATCTATTGAAACGAGCACAAAGGGTACTCGTTATAGGATTGAGAACTTGAAAGGGCGAGACTTGTCCCAAATTGGGTTTACCAACAAAACGGTTCATATTGCACAAAAGGTGGGGGTTGGCCTTCGCACATCTGACCTCGCTATACGGGTTGCCAAGGGTACGAATAGTTCCCTAAATGAAGTTATTGCGCCCAACCCTAGCGCTACCTTTGTAGCCCAAGATTTCTATGGGACTGACGCAATTACAGCACTTCGATTTTTATCTCGACATGATAATTACAATATTAGAGGCGATTCGTTTGGAAATATTTACTATGTGCACCAGAAAAAGCACGGAAACGAGCATCTCATTTCTTCAACAATGGTATCCGAAGGGTCAGTTTCAGAAGTAAGCGAAAATATACCAAATCGAGTCATAGTGCGTGGAAAGGCGCGAGCCAATAATGACGATAATGCTATCCAAGTAGATGATAGAGGTCCTCAAAGTACTGGAGTAAATGAAATACCGGGAGGTATCTACGCACCTACTGCAATAACGAAAGCCAGTGCAAGAGCAGTAGGTAGAAGATTTCTTTCAATGGCGAAGCAGGCAACTGGGGGAGAAACATTACGTGGTGTTTTCCATGCATCTAGTATTCAGCCCGGAGATGTAGTTTCATATCGTAGTCGAACAGGTACCCAGAGAAAGATTGTGCTTTCAGCCCAGCATGACCTCACTAAGCGTAAATCGGAACTCAAAATTAACAGTGTAGAATCATCTTTGGAAGATATTATTCAGCGATTTCAAGAGGCCGATATCGCTTCTTCACTGAATAATAATTCGGAGAGGAATAGACAGTTTTCCACTGAGGAGTTTTCTACTTCATTTGGATTCAAAATGAAGGTATCTTGGCAATTAGATGTAAGAGAAGTCAAGAATCGCAAGCAAGGTATGGTTGTGGGTAAGGCAAGAGGAACGATTCGTGGCCGACGTGAATTGAAATCTACGGGCACTCTCATCAACAATGGTGGCGGGTATGCAGTTGGTACGACTTCATTTACGACTGATGGGACAGCAGCCAGTACTTCATTCGCTGTTGGTGACTGGGTATACAGGGGCAACGGCAACAAACTGGGGAAGGTCGCTAGTCGGACTACAACCAACGTAACTATCGCTATCAAATCACCTGATTTAGTAGCCGATAATGAAGAGTTATTCTTATTCCCTAACAACACCATGAAAGAGGCATTCAATAGCCACTTAAAGATTGGATTGAACAAGGGAACATACGATAGTAGGAGGCAAGGATAATGCCATTATTAAACCAAGGAACTAGATACATGATTGACACATTGAAGAGTAGAATTAACCAAGTCGTGTTCGGCTTTGGCGGAAATCTTGCAAGCCAAGATGACGTAGGGGCTTCACAACCCGCAGTAATAGTAACACCTACGGTACGGGTATTGGATGACCACACTTTGTCTATAGAGGCTAAATTGGCTCTTGATTCTGCATTTACGCGCCCACTCAGAGAAGTGGTGGTACAATACAAGAATCCTGATGTCGATACTGATACCACCGCTTTGCTCCGCTACACTTATGATGCAGTCACCAAGACGAATAACAACGAGATTCGATTCTCTGCCATCGTTGAGGTGAACCCATGAGCAATCCAAAGGCTGGCCACACAAGTGCAACTGGTATGGGTACGAGTGCTGAAGGGCTGCGAGATGGAGATGGTTTATCCTCTCCTAGCCTTACTGCTCCTATTGAGGCTGCGCACGGAAATGGCATTCTGAGATTGGAAGATACTGCCGTTGGTGCATCTTCCCGAAATAGCATTGCTACATCTACTCCGGGCTATATCGTTACTGCTGCGAGTGGGGTTGTAACAGTGCACGGAGGATGGTGTGTCATCGATGGCGTACTGTACAAGTTCGCGGGTGGACCCGGTGCTACTCAGCAAATCACAATTGGAGCCACTGGTACAGCCAATTTCAATAGTGATTTACCTGCTGTTCCTTCAGCCAATAGTGAAGTTTACGTCGTGGTCTACATTTCTTCTGATTCGACAACAACAACCCGTATACGATACGAAATGGGTAGCCCTGCGGCCCCAAGTACTGGGACTCCTCTGATACCTTCTACATTCCTTTCAGACCCTCTGTTGGGCCTCACTAGGAACAATCATCAGCATATTGTACTAGGTGTACTCAGATACACAATGGCTGCGGGTGCGGGTAGTGTCACTGCATCTCTAGGTGCGGCACCTGTATTACATGACAGGCGCGTGTATGTACGAACCAGTCCCATGTACTTACAACACGTATCCAAAGGAGGTAGTACTGTTGGTACAAATCTAGTGACCAGTGCCAATGCTGTTGATTCACACACGGATTTGGCTGCGCTATACGCATCGCCTGAAAGTGGTGACTTGACAGCCAGTTTCTTCGGCGCATTGTGGCAGAGTCATACGCCTGATTCTCACGGCATGCTGTATTATGCAGCCCCTCATACAATGGGTGGCTCGATTGCAACTTACACGCATCGGTTGGGGCCAAGTGAAGTCAAGGTGGCGACCATCTCAACTACTCAGACCTTCACCTTTGATGGACCCAATATGTGGATTGCAACAACCAGTGGCACGACTACATTTACTCCAACTGGTACATTCCCGCCGGGACATATCGTCGAGATATACCATACGGCTGGTGCCCATGCACTGAACTTCATCAACGCCCCCGCTGGGGCCAGTACGCTACTAAATGTAGCAGCAGACCAATATGCCAAGTTTGTATTCGATGGCACCAATTGGCATATACTGGACCACCATGCGGTGATTTGATGGGTAGGCTCATCGAGCAATTCAAGCGTGATTGCGAGAACTGTCGAAGGATATCTATTCCCCTGTCAATTTCGGGGCGGTATGTATCTGGTGAACCAGTGGTCATGCACCAGTGCCCCCATTGCAGTTACGTGAGACCGCATGGGGGACTGGGCCCTGTTGGCCTACGCAAGCGAAAGAAATCGCCTGTCAGTAGACGAGCAGGTGGTCGGCTTTCCTTGTTTCTCAGGGAAATGGCTAGAAGGTGATTACTCTGCTCTCATGCCGATGATGTCATCGATGCGCAGAATACTCATGGTGACCTCACTCGCTGACTGAACTGCTTGGCGTACAAGCGCCAGTGGTTCCCAGACATTCGCCTCTGCCATATCGCAGGTTCCACCGTTCTCAATATCAGGACCAGTGAGTTTACCCGCAGAGTGGTCGTTGCGTAGTGCAAGGATGGTGTCTAGTGGGTCATGCCCTGCATTCTCTGCAATGGCCGCAGGGATGGACTCTAGGGCGTCTGCGAAGGCGTCTATGGCCATCTGTTCCCTTCCACCTGCTTCTGCTGCTCTAGCGCGTAGGTGTAGGGCTGCATTGAGATAGGCTGCACCACCACCGGGCACGACATTGCCAGTATTGTAGGCAAGGCAGACGACACCGAGTGCGTCCTCAAACCCACGCTCAGTTTCATCAAGCGTTTGCTTGGTTGCGCCTCGTAGGATAAGTGTAGTAACTTCGCCTTCACCTTTGACGACGACATACTTCATGTCACCAATGGTCTTGCACTCTGCATCACAGGGGACAGCCTCATGCAAATCTTCAGGCGTGTGCGCACTAGTGGTGTTCAGTAGTTTACCTAGTGCAATCATATCACTTTCTGGAATTCGGTGAACGACGCTGATATCTTTCCGGGCTAGTGCAGCAGACATGACTTCATTTGCCGAATCTCGGACAAATACAACACCGCCATCTGGTAACTTAGAGGCGATTAGTTCTGCTTTTTCCAGCCAGTTGTCTCTGTTAGTCTGACGCTTGTATTGTTGCATCTCACTCGCTGAGCCAAGTTGGAGTTGGATATTATCATCGCCCTTGTCCGCAGACATCCCAGTATTGATGAGTAGGGCGTGGCCGTTTGGATTGAGTGGCATTGCAGGGAGTACGAACTCCTTGTGCAATACGACGCCTGAGAAGCACGTTGAGTCATCAAGTGCCCCTCCGGGCTGACAAAGCACACGGATGCGCTCAAACTCGCCGTCTGCGTTCTCCACAGCGTCTACGCACAATTCGCTTACATGGTCCATAGAGGATTCCAGCGATTTGCCTGTGATTGAAGTCTGAGCGACGTGCTTCAAGTGCTTCTTCGATGACACCTTCATACTGTCAATGTGCTCTGTAGCCCATCGAGATGCTTGACGGTATCCACGACACACTACATTGGCGTGTAGGCCCTTGTTGAACAGAAGTTCGCTATTTCCTAGCAATTCCCCTGCCAATACAACGGTACTGGTCGTGCCATCATAGCACATGTTTTCTTGCGTGTTTGCTGCTTCTACCACCATCTTGGCGGCAGGATGAGCCACGTCTATTTCTTGCATAATGGTAGCGCCATCATTGGTGACAATCACGTTGCCTCCACCGTCTACCATCATCTTGTCCATACCCATCGGACCTAGTGTGGTCTTGACGGTATTGACAATTTTCTTTGCTGCTCTTATGTTGTGCACTTGGGCACTTATTGCTTCGTTATCTGACATTTAAATCTCTCTCCGTTGGCCGTAGGCCAGCCGACATTACCAATCGACTTCAAACTCTTTTATGACACCATCGGTCCTCGACCGCGCCTTCACGAAACCTTCGTCCACTCCGTGTTTCCAGAGTTCATACACAAGTTCGGCGTCTTTTAGACAATACTCAGCCACCTTGCTGTAATTTCCCTTTCTCCATTCGACTGGTGCATCATGACTATTCATGAGTTTACCTTTATTGAGTGTATGATAACATGCATCTGACAGTGGCACTGCGTGGCCAATAATTGACCTGAGTAAGAATGATGTATCGAACACTTGCTCTGTAGATTTGGACAATAGGTCCCCTGCTGTCCAACAGTCGAATCCATCTCTGAGTACAGGTAAATCAAATCCTTTTAGGTTATGCCCAAGGACAAGGCCACCATCTGCAACATGCTTGGTGAGGTCTTCACCCAGTGCCCTAGGGTGTAATGGCTTGATGATAGTTCCCTCTGGCAAATGCTTTTCTACGCTTTTGTTGGCATAGACAGTACCTTGTTTGCCGTCCCAAGTAGCGACAACTGACGGTTCAAACAAATGTGTGTTACCCCAACCTCCAATCTCATGTGAGAAGTTGGTAGTTTCTATGTCAAGCGCGAGCATCTTTTTCATTTTGTTTAGCCTCCTTGAGTTCTTTGATGAGGAATGGTCTGTAGCAATGGATGCAACGCATATAGTGATTAGATGCCCCGTCCTGTTTACAGCCGGGGCATGGGTAGTATCTGTTCTTTGTCATGATATCACGCCTTTTTCATGTGTTCTTCTCTCAATCTGACATACACGCGCACACCTTCTCGGGTATCTTTGAACATCTTAGCGCCATATTCCTTGTACTTGGAATTGATAGTACTAGGGCTGCTGTAGTTGGATATCTGTGAGAAAGCCTTTAGGATTTCAGACTTCTTAACCCAACCTTGTCCTCGCATATCATCGAAATCGAAGCGTTCACAGCGATTATAGGCATCTTTCCAGAATGCTTCCATCTGACCCTTTTCCTTGTTACCTGAACCCACCTTGACTTCTGATTCTAACCAATGAATCAAGTTGTGATACAGGTCGTAAAGAATCTCTTTGGCCATATCGACGTGGTCACCTCTGACAACCCAAGTGCCTTCAATCATGGCCATGTGATGTGCAAGTACGGTCGTGTAGTTCTGTAGTCCCATGATGAATGATGCACAGACACCCTGTTTGTCAGGTGACATGTTCTCAACCAAACTGTAGTATTCGTCAATTGCCTGAACCAATGCAGGATGGAAACTGTTGTCGATGGTGAACATTGAGCCCATGAGAGACATGACCATCACTTCTTGGTCATCCTCTGACATCTCGTTCCACTCTAAGTCAGAGAGTCCGCTGAGTTTAATCGTCCGTGCCTTTAGTCGCTCTTGTAAATCAATGAAATAGTCAGCCACTTCGTCGAATGATACGGTATATTCGGGCTTGTTGTGAACTGCGTGTGCCAACTCATGTGCTACCGCTCGCTTCATTTCCAGTGTCCAGTGACGCCAGTATGTCAGCACTCGTTGGAAGATACCCTTCTCAAGTACGTGCTCCTTGATACCTTTGGGCGGGTAGGTCGTAATCCACAAACTGACTTCTGACTTGATAGTGAACGTATCTCTGGCCATGTGCTTAACCAACATGTTACGACCAGTACCAGCAGAGTTTAGTGCGGATTGTAGGAAAAGGGTTGTGTTCTCATTGTGCTGTCCACCTTTGAGTAGCACAGACCCTTCGTCAAAGTTCAGTCCCTTACGTCCTGCCAATAGGCCGGGTCGAGTTATCATCGCTGGGTTTTGTCTATCCTCGTCATCAGGGTCAGGTACGAGTGTACCCACCAACGCTGCATCGTTACCAGAATTGTAATCAACGCTGTCTAGACCTGCGGCCTTCAGTAATTGCTCAATTACTTGATAAGAAGCGGATTTACCTGTACGTGTGTCTTGAATCCAAAACATACTGACGCGGGGGTCAATGTTACTTGCTCCTACAGGAATGCGCACATAAGGTATGGCGGCTTGTCCCTGTATGAAGAAAAACGATATCAGTCCCGGTATCTCGTTGTTTCTACTCACTTGATTGTAGTGCTCTAGGTATCCACCCAATATGGGATATTTCCTTACGCACTCATACTTGTCTGCACGGTGCTCCATCATGCGGATTCCTCCTCTTTTGCTAATCGACGGAGTAGTGCGAAGATTCCGTTCATGGCCTCTACATACTCCTTATCGTTTTTCTCCATGGCATACAGTAGATACTGACGGTGGATGCCTTCCAATGCTTTCTTTGCTTTCTTGATTTCTGATTTCATCTAATTCCCTCTCTTGTATTTCTTTTCCATTCGCACCGGCTCTTCCGAAGTCAGCACGTCAAGTAAGCGCTTCCGTAAAGTTGCACCCATTCCCTTGACTTGTTTCAGTGATTCTTGGAATAGCATTTCTTCGATAGACCCACACTTCTCTAGTGTACGGTCTACAAGGTCAGGGCCAAAGCCCGGTATCGTGAGTAACATATCTGCTCTCATATCATTGGTACTTACGCGTGTAATGGCTTTGGCACCGTGACGACTTGCAGGCTTGTGCATCTTGCTGTGTAACTTGGTGATGAACATGGCTGCTTCTGAGTGGTCCTTGGCCCTGTATATGTGGCAGTCAAAGTCTGCCGTGATGCGTGCGAACGTACCAATGAGTTCGTTCATCACGCGTGAATAGGATAGGTTGCGCCCTTGCTTCTTGTGGATGGCGACGTGCTTAGCGATGTCGCCGTGTACGACAAGGAATACCCTGTCGCAGTTGGCGTCTAGGTTGTCCAACTGGCGCATAAGGTGACCGCTGTGACTGGATTGGAATAGGTCAGATAGGCTCTTGCACTCGACGTGTCCGTAGCCACCGACCTTGTAGTCGCCCATACCCTGCATGTGTACGCGCTTAGTAGGGAATCCTTGTTTCTCAGCCAAACGGATGACAGAGTCGCAAAGGGGGCCGCGTTCATTCGTGTCAATGATAAGTGGTGGCGTCGGCATTATCTTTTCACCTCATGTGTTTTGCAATGTTTGGTACGCTTACCGTTAATGAGTGCCCAGTGCTTACAGCGTGTATTTAACCGAGTCATTGCTTGGCATCTGTGTTCGTCAGGTGGGCCGTTTTTCTTGCAACGGAAGCACATTCTTATCTCATTGTTCTTACGCCTACTTGCGCTACTACCTAGTGCTTCACCACACATGAAGCACACTTGGTTGAGTGTATGAATAGTCATGATTCTACCTCCGTTTTGATTACACCAGTCTTGTCCCAGTATCGACACTTACCCAAGCACATTCCTTTCTTCCATAACATGGAACAGGTCTGTGGATAGTCTGTATTCATGAGTGTCGATACTTGGTAACGGGTGATGCCCTCGTCGAAGTCTGCCCACTCAAGGTCCTTGATAAAGTTTACAATGGTCTCGGTGTGATTGTCGATGTCTGACTGCTTCGCCCGCTCTAATGGTACGAAGTTACGCATACGCTTTGCTAGATACTTGACCAATTGCACACGCGCATCATGGCTGGGGTTGCTGCCCTGTTGGCAGGCGGCTGCGTTGAGGCAGGGTAGGATAATGACGCCTTCCATGGAAACGGTAGGCAAATCGATAGGAGTAGAATTAGGATTGAAAATTTGTGCCCTCTCTTCGGGCTTTTTGACTGTAAGCGCGACACCTTCAGAGCCATAGGAAATCATGCCACTGCGAGGCTGTGTAGCCTTGTCCCAGATATGTTCAAGACCACGCTCTAGGTCAGTAGATGTCAGGGGAATAGACCAGAATCCACGCTTGGCATTGTATGAGTTTGGGATGCGAATCATGCCGCTGGTGTCAAATGGTACTGCGGGGTCTGAGCAGAACAAATCTAAGTCACGCACCCAGTCGTTCACCACTTGCATTCCTGCCTCTTTGATAGCGGATAGGTGAGCGCCGCTACCGGGGATATACGCTTTGTCTAGTTCCACCCATACGTGAAATCCACCACCACTGTACCAAACAGCGTGTGCAGTATTATTCGACAGCAGATAGTGGTGCAGTTTACGCGCTTGCTCTAGTGCTACCTCCACCTCTACATCCGGCCTGTTCTGAGCACGGAAGTTCTTCGGGTCGAAGTCTAGCACGAAGTGGCGCACGATGGGTGTCATCAAATCAACTCGACGGTTGTGCGGCTGTTGAGTCGCACGATACCCGTACACGGTCGTGAATGCATTTGACACTCCATTCTTACCTTGCCAGTATTTCTCAAAGTCCTCGGTGTCAGACACCAACTTGCGAAAGCCCTTCCCTTTCTCAGTAGAGAGTTCCATGACTTCTCTTGGGAAATCGAATACCATCTTCATACTCATCCACCTCTGTTTACCCATGCTCGATAGTCGGCTTGAGACTTTGCTGAATCAGCACAAACCTTGCACCAACCTTCTTCATCGAATGTATCCTCAGAGGTTTCCTCACCGCAACATTCGCATTCACTCATTCACTCGCCTCCTTCCTTTGGCGCACGTCTTCCTCTTCTTCAACAGAAAGAACCGTGAATGGTTCGCATACTTCAGTCATACCTCCAAGGAGGCATTTACCGCACATTACGGTACCTCCGTTTACGTCGTAAGGTTTCCTGTCGGGATAATCTTCGTTTACCTCTATTACTCGATAGAGTCTTAAGTCAACATACTCGTAGATTTCTTCTTCCCCACATATTTTGCATTTATTCATTCACTCGCCTCCTATGTGCTTTGACAATCTCATCTAATACTCTCAGCAATTCCTCTGTACTTTGGAGGAGGTTGCGGTTTAGTGTGACGTACATGGGGCCTTCTTGCCCCACTTCTGTCTCAGGGTCAAATTCATACAGGGTCTTCTGTATCGCTATTGAGTAATCCTTGTCTTGTCCTAGATGGGCAAAGGATACGATGATGGGGCGACCCATGATATGCTTCATCAGCGAATCACATACGAACGCAATTGTACGAGATGTGATTTCTTTCCGTGGCGTCATTCATCTACGCCTCCCTCTTCATACCAATAATCAGAAAGGTGGCGCACATCCTCACCCGCTAATTGTGCGGCACAAATGATACAACAACCCCCTGTACTTCCTCGGCTTTCTGGGTCAGATTGGCAGGGGCGTATATCGTGTTGATTCAACCATCGTTCGCCCTTTGTTGCATGAGGCCAGCCCATAATACAATTACGAACCGTATAGGCATACGAATCAGAATATACAATCTTCATGCTTCTGCCTCCCATGCCTTACGGTATTCCTCGGGGTCATCGCTTCCTTCCCATGCAGGGCAGATGTCCTTGAATGAGCACCAAGCGCATTTACCTTGGCTCGGAGTAGGTTCAAAGTTGTCTGTCAAGTAAGCCGTGAGCAGAGCATCAACCATGCGTCGAATCTTCTTGGAATAGTCTGTGTTACGACGACCTGTGCATGGCTCATACCAAATGCGATTGGTAGATTTCTGCTCGTATCCGTATTTGCTCATTGCTGGTATCTCTATTTGGTCGCCTGATGGATAGACCCATCCCCAGTGCGTTACGTCTTGGTATTCGTGGTCGCACAACTGAAGCAATTTCTTGTAGAACATCATTTCGGTGCGCATGGACTTGACTTTGAAATCTGAATCGACCCAATCAGCACCTTTGAGAGTTTTCACCCATTTACCTGTCTTCAACTCCATGAGGGCTACTGAACCTTCAGGTGTGCGGAAGCCTCGGTCAATCATACCTGCATAGTGCACAGGGATGGTGACAGTCTCACCATTGAACTCAATGTTTTCTTCAGTGAACGCGTGCAATTCCAATTCATTGATGATAGGTAGATACCGTGTAACTCCATCCCCAAGTAATCGGTCTAGGTCCATCCCTAATCGTGAATCAATAGATGCCTGTTCACCCAATACGTAAGGCTCATCGGGCTCAGGTAGGGCCTTCTGAAATAGTTCCATTGCCTCATCCCTTTTGTTGGCTTTCAGTAGGTCATACGCCTTCTGAACATAGGGGACGACATTGACATAGAATTCTTCGATTGCATCGTGAACATTTGTACCCTTTATCATCGGGTCAGTCTGTGGTTCAGGTAACTTGTGTTTGCGCTTGTATTCGTATGACTTTGGGCAGTAATCGAAATCACTGGTCAGACTTGACTTGGTGATGCGCAGGTGCTTCTTGTGCCCCGGCTCCCACTGGTATGTGGATTTAGCGTATTGTTTGAAGTCTCTAGCCATCAAATGTTCCCCCTGTATTTTCGCTTACCGCTCTTCATACCCACACGCTCAGTCGTGTGAACTGGTATCATGTCCGGGTCAAAGTCGGTGAGTTTAGTTTGGGTCTCCGGTACAAAGATGTTAGGGTCCCATTCATCCAATGTCGTCTGTCGTGTTGTGATACCACCGCATTGGCAGTACTGCTTAGGCTCAGATATTTCTGGCTTCTTTCTGAATCTGTCGAACCACTTTTTCATTCCACACGCCTCCATTCCCAAGAATCACCTGCGTCGAAAACACCAAAGACAATTTTACAATCTTTACAATGGTGGTAACTTCTGTCGTATTCTGGACGTTCTTTTCTTCGTTCCAATACTCCCCATTTTACGTTCTTTGAATCGCAACCGATACACAAAGGGAACCCGTCTTCGTTTGTTTTCAGTGTGGTACTCATTCGTTCCCCTCCAGTTCAATCAGTTTCTGTAAATAGACTGCTAGGTCCATCGCTTCCTCTTGCGCATGGATAAGCCACTCCAATCGTGTGAGTGGGGCTGTCTCCATTGTGACGCCATACTTCTCTTTACCAACGGCTGAGCGTTGCTGTATTTTCTTGCATACTTCATCTTCTATTCTACTCATATTATCACCAATACCTCTTCGGTCGTGCTGCACCTGCTGCGAAATCTAGATTCCAATTCAGTGCGTTGAATATACTCTTAACCTTAGACTTGACCAACTTGTCTACCATCGTGTCGTAGTCGAGTGTGTAACCAGTCAAGTCTGCCTCTTCACGATATGCGACGATGTCTGCCTTGGGCTGACCATCAGGTACTCCACTGACATACACCCAGTTTACGCTATCTCCCTCACCCATGCGTTCAGACTTACCCTTTGCAATGTGTTCGTTGTAGTAACGTGCGCCCTTGACGCCCGGTACACCCACGCTAGGGGCATACTGATTGAGTTTCTTTTGGATGCGTGTGGTACCTGCCACCTCTGATATATTGACATCACCTTTGGCAATGCGCTTGGATAGTGGTCGTACCATATCAATGACTTCATCCTCATCTGCACCTGTGCAAACGGCTGACAGTACATCGTTCTCCAAGTTCTTGGAAATAGGAGCGAGAGTGCTGATTTTACCAAACCGAGCAGACTTCACCTTGCCCTCATCTTCAGGTGGCCAAGAGCAGATGCCATAGTACAAGTTCTTCCCTGCAACCAACCAGTAGGGCATGTATGCCTCAAACTCTACGATGAGCGCGTGCTCTTGATAGCGTCGTTGAATCTCTTCAGTCAGATGCTTAGCGAGTGCAGGCGCTTCGTCGAATGGCACCTTGACAAAGGCAGAGTCCGTGTGTCCGTACAGAGCCTCGTAGCCCTGTGCCTGTGACTCTTCCATGAGGAATTTGATAGCGCGGCGACCACAGGCTGTGATTGCACTAGCGATGTCAAAGTCACACCAACCCCAATGGGCACTCGCCGTTGCACCATACCAACTCGCCATGACACGCTTGACAGCCAGTTGCATGGTGTTCCATCCCTTCCTCTCAATCTCAGTCTTAGCCTTCTTCATATTCCGCTTGTATTCATCACGATACTCAAATAATTCAGTGATAATACGTGGGAGTAGTCCCGGCTCACCCTGCTGCCAACAAGTACCGTCAGGTAACTCATGGACATCATCATCATTGGCTCGACTCTTGGATACGCGTGTCTCCCATGAGAGGTTGTGACTGAGGATGATGCTTGGATACAGGCCCTTGTAATCCACACACGCTACGCCCTGATATCGACCGGGTGTAGGTGGTGGGATGAACGCACCTTCGTACTCTTGCTTCTCTTGCTGAGAGCGAGTCGGTGCTTTCCAATGTGTGCGCCTCGACAGGAGGCCCCGCGCAAACCGAGTCACGTTGTGACACGATGTGAACGAAACGCCTGTGATTCGCTGGAGTGATAAGTAGAAGTTCAGAACGTGATTTTCCTCATCTATTTTCTTGAGAAGTAGTACGTCCTGCATACAGTATGCGACGTAGTCATCGAAGCGGTTATACCACCCTGTGAATACGTCCATCTCAAACTTTCCACCATAGCCGAGAGTCTCTGCAATGGTGTTCAATTTGAGGTTCTTGAGTTGGGGTTGGCCACTGTCTTTCCATACCCGCTCAAAGCCAGTCCCACTTCTCAGCGGGGCCGCTGTGTCGAAGCAAAGGCGACCGCAAATCGGCTGTGCTGTGTAGTCATATCCTCGGTTCCCTTGAGGTGGTCTAAGCACTCTTCCGAGTGGACTTAGTCTCCTAAACTCAGGGAAACGCCTGACAATGTGGGGAAGGTCGGCCCACATTATCGCGTGAGCGACAAAGATATCGGGGTTACATTCTTCCAGATATTCAAAGAATGCTTGGTACATAGATTCCTCATCCATGTACAAATGTCGCTCGTATGTGAAGTGATGTCGAATCCCATCTTCGTCGGTATTATCGACTTCGATATTTTCTATAGATACCAATCCATTCTGGTCTACTTCTCCCAAATGTCTGGCTCCATAATTGGCCGCTTCTGACCAACAGAAAACTACATTCCTTTCGTTGTAACTATCTGTGACTGCCATGACGGTTGTGAAATCCTTCTTTGGGTCCCATTCAAGGTCAAAGTGCCAAACGCGGGGCTTCCACTCAGGCAT